AAATCCCGAAATATCGTGGATAGCTGCCACACGTTTTTGACTTGCCATTTTTATGATATGCCTCCATTATTTTATACTCAATATAGCTGCAAGCGTATTTCCTGAAAAATATCAATTAAAGAGGCTCGTAACCTCTTATCGTGTTTCTTTCAATGAGCCATGGCAGAGACTTTTCGACCATCACGCCTTCGCGTGGTTCACAGTTGTAGCCATAAGCAGTGCTAACCGCAATCTCTACAAAACGTGAAGCACGAGCCATTGCAAGAGGCAGGCTGTCGCCAGTCAAAAGACCGCCCACGAGCACACTTGCGAAGCAATCACCCGTGCCGGGGTAACTTACCGGTACAAAATCACAATCAACACGCCAAAATGCGTTGTTTTTGCGGTCATAGCCGATATTAGACATCTTGCCGGGCACAACCACAAGACCTGTTATGACCACAAATTCAGGGCCTTTTTCAGACAATCGTACGAGCATACTGCGTGCCTTGTCACGACCTAAAGCGGTATTAGTGAAGTTGTCATGCAAGAGAATGCAGGCTTCTGTCATGTTGGGCGTGATGAGATCGGCTTCCTTTACAAGCTCCGACATCTTTTTTATGAGTGAGGGCGTGCATGTCCGGTAAGGTTTACCGTCGTCTCCCATCACAGGGTCTACTACCGCGAGGGCGCTGGGCCATGCTTTAATGAATTCGCCTACTTGTGACGCTTGTAGCTCACTTGCAAGGAAGCCACTGTATATGCAGTCGAATTCAATGCCTATTAATTTCCAATGTTCGAGACAAGGCGACACAAAATCGGTAAGGTCGTGCATTACAGGATCACCGAAACCTCCGGTGTGTGTTGAAAGCACTGCTGTGGGCACAGGACACGGCTGCACGCCCATTGCGGCAAGAATAGGCATTACAACGCTGAGTGAGCATCTGCCGAAACCTGAGAGGTCGTGGATAGCCGCAACACGTGGCGAGCGGTTTGTCATATTGGAGACTCCTTTGTAACATAATTACGTACTTCTATATATTACAGTTATGATTTATTATATCCGCTTATTTCTAATGATGCAAACCGACGTTTTTTGTTAAGTTCATATTCATCATTGTGTATTTTTTCTTAAAAACAGCTTTACTTTGTGAGATATTATGTTATAATAACAATTATTGTGTTTAATATTTTTGTTTGAATCGAACATATGTGACAATTTACACTATAATCACTAAAAAATGGCATTATATATTGTCATAAATGTAGATTTAAATAGCACCAATTTTGCTTGTGTACGGTTATACCATATCGGTAAATTAAGATAATCTCTAAAAACTCAATTTTAAAAATTCGGAATGGCTTAAAGTCTGGAATTCCAGGGACGGAAAATGCCGTTTTTGATAGTTTTTAGAGATAACCTTAAGAAATTAAATAAATCAAAGTAACTGTGCTATTGACAAATAAGTATGTTTTGTGATATCATATTGAACGTCGCAAAATGGAGAGATGTCCGAGTGGTTTATGGAGCTAGTCTTGAAAACTAGTGACCCGAAAGGGCCGGGGGTTCGAATCCCTCTCTCTCCGCCATATGGGAAATATCGTGAAAATTAAGTTTTCATAATACGTTCCCAATTATATAAGTTCACCATGGAGAAGTACTCAAGTGGTGAAGAGGCGCCCCTGCTAAGGGTGTAGGTCGGGTAACCGGCGCGAGGGTTCAACTCCCTCCTTCTCCGCCAGAAACAAAGCTTGTAGCCGTCAAGGGTTACAGGCTTTTTTCTTGCCCTTTTATAAGCGTTTACCCTTTAACTTACCCTTTACAGGTTTGAAACACCCTTTATAAAGCCTTCCATGCGCTGCGCACTATCTTTTTTCATACGCTCTGACACATGACCGTAAACATTAAGTGTAAAGGCTGCTGTATGGTGTCCAAGGTTTTCTTGAACCGTCTTGATATCATCGCCGGACTGTAAAGAAGCTACAGCATACGTATGACGCAGATCATGGAAGCGCGTTTCTGACAAGCCTATGCTCTTTACTAAGAGCTTAAAATGTTTGTATACCGTGAAGTGAGCCAAGTGACCACCAATTTCATTAGTGAAAACAAGATTATCTTTATTATCCCATGCCTGTCCAGCCTTTATATGCCATTCTGTCTGTGTTTTCTTTTGCTCTTGTAGAACCTTCATTACTGATGGTGCCGGAGTAATCGTACGGGTTTTATCGTTTTTAAGTGAACCAAATTTATATATACCTTTAATTTTTTGAAGCTGCTGATATATATAAATAGTTCCGTTTTCAAAGTCTATGCAGTCCCATGTAAGACCGATAATTTCAGCTTGCCGCATACCTGTGAATATATCCACAAGATAAATTCGCTCATATTTATGCCCTTTTATAGCTTGCAAGAAAGCAGTTATTTCATAGTCTTCTAATGGGTTGATTTTTGGCTTTTCAATCCGTGGGAGTTTACAAGCATCCGCTGGATTAAACTTAATATAACCTATCTCGATGGCCTGAGTAAGAGCCTTATGCACTACACCGTGAAGATTTAGTATTGTTTTAGGAGAAAGAGCCTTTTTATCATCCGAACCTTTATAAACGTCATTATAAAGTTTTTGAATTTCATGCGTACACAGAGCAGACAGCTTCACGGCTCCAAGGGCTGGCTTAATGTGGTTGTTTATATGCGATTGATACGACTTTAAGGTTAACGGCTTTATGTCACCCACATATTCATTAATCCAAATATCTAGCCAACTGCCAAAGGTCATTTTTGAAGGTTCCATATATATTCCTTCATCAATTGATATACAAGCCGCCTGTAATTTTTTTCGGACTTCCGCCTGAGTCTTCCCATACACAGATTTTTGAATTTGTTTTCCAGTACCGGGATCGCGACCTATTGTATAACGTGCTTCCCAAGTGCCGTCTTTTCGTTTTCTAATGCTTCCCCCGCCTTGCGCATTACGATTTGACTTTTTTGGCATACATATCACTCCTTTTTAAAAATAGATACATGTTCACACAATGCACAGAATACACACAATAGGTTTTCCCCTGATTTGGGGAATAGCTTTATAGATACTTTTAAAATATAGAATGTCTTCACAGAATGCACACAATACACAGAATTAAATATTGTTTGAAATTTAGCCGTCTGCTTAATTGCAGGCGGCTTTTTTTCATAGGTCAACATCTATTAAGTCAGTTACTTTATGTTGCTTAATAATTTTAAGAATTTTTTCTTTTATCCCATTCTCTAAATAAATGTTGACGTCTTCGCCGGAGATAATTAGTGCGTTTCCTTCTCCAAATAAATCATCAACCGTTTTCTCACATTTTGTGTATTCTTCATCACGATCCAACATCAAACCAATTGCTTTTTTGAGCCTCTCTACTCTTTTGGGTCTTTCATTAAGCAAATTTAGCTTTTCAACATCATGTGCTAAGGATAAAAACATTTCGTCAGTTAAGAGAGTATTCAAAAAGTTAGAAGTATACGAATGATTATTGCTTTTCATACGGCCTATAAATCGAAGCATTTTCACAGCGTTTTCCGATAAGCCAGTTTCCTTTGCAATGTTGTCATTTTCTAGTTTTTTGCAATCGGACGCTCCAAGAAGAAAATCGGTTGTCACGTCGAAATATGTGGCGAGCTGACAAACCGTTTCATAGTCGGGTCGGTTAGCACCATTTTCCCATTTGTTATATTTTGACGCGTCAGGCATTCCTAATTCAGAAGCACAGTCTTTTTGGCTTAATCCTTTTGCTTTTCTCAATTCTGTTAATCGTTCATCAAATTTCATATTAGCACCTCCATATATTATTATATAGAGTATATTTCAATTGTCAATACATCATTGTTAAATTGCGTAATTTTATATATAAATAAAATAATTGAGTAATACTCTTGACAATTGAAACAAAAGCAATTATAATTTAATTATAGAGAAACATTCAATTAATAAACGTTAGTTAATGACTTTGATGTTATCGAAAGATATTTCCAAAGTTGAATAGGGGGAATTCTGTAATTTGGCAAGAGATAGAAAGATTTCAAAGGAGCATAAAAGACTTGAAGAATCAATCAGCCCCAAAAATCAGTATGGCATTACTGACCCGACACCGTACAAAGCAGTTTTACATATTAAACACGAACAACAATTGAAACGAGGTGGAAAAAATGGAGCGGCTAACAATATCGGTTGAAGAAATGGCAAAAGAATTAGGAATCTCAAAGCCCACAGCGTACACGCTTGCAAATTCAGAGGGCTTCCCTATCTTAAAAATAGGAAAGCGCAAAGTAGTTCCGGTGCAAGGCTTACAAGAATGGGTTAAGAGAAATACAGGTACAGAAGCACAGCGTAATTAAGGTGGTGAACGGCTTGACACAAGAGCAAATCAACAACATTCGGCAAGGGCTAGGAAAATATGCAACCTACAGGCGTTTTGTGGCACGCCGGGGCAAAGAACCCATCGACCCGATTACAGGTTACGGAGCAAAAGCAAATGACCCGACCACATGGGGTACGCTGGAACAAGCGCTTGAAGCTGTGGACATATATCACCTTGACGGTATTGGAGTTGAGCTGGGCGATGGTTTGTGCGGGGTTGACCTTGACCATGTAATAGACGATAACGGACAGATCAGCGAACGTGCGCAGGAAATTATAACCACAATGGACAGTTACACCGAAATTAGTCCCAGTGGCACTGGCATACATATTTTATTTGCGGGTAGTTTGCCGGAAGGAACACGGCGCAAGGATGGCCTTGAAATGTATTCGGAAGGGCGGTATTTTACCGTGACAGGTAATTTATATGAGCCTAAATAAACTTGAATTTCGCGCCGAGCAAGCCGCGCAGGTACATAAAAAGTATTTGGCAGCCGTACCGATACAGAAGTCGCCCGCCGCTCTGTCTTTACCATTATCTATTCCAGATGATGAACTGCTTAAAAAAATCAGTGCGTCAAAGAATAGTGCTAGTGTGGATATTTTATGGCGTGGTGACATATCCGCTTATAATTCCCACAGTGAAGCGGATATTGCCATGTGCAACATTCTTGCCTTTTGGACAGGCCGCGACGCAGGGCAGATGGATAGGCTTTACAGATCATCCGGTTTGATGCGTGAAAAATGGGATAGACCGCAAAGTGGAAGTACATACGGTCAAATAACTATTCAAAAGGCTGTTGACGAATGTCGGGAAGTATATCAACCCGGATACCATCAAAGCGCCGAGCAGGATTTTAAAGGAATAACCGTTGAACCATGGGAAAAGCCTACACCGTTTGACGAGTATTCTACAGGGCCATTTTCCAAAAATAGCTTGCCAAAGAGTTTGGAAGATATGGCCGAAGCATCCGCGACTGCGACACAAACACCATTGTCGATGAATATAGCCGCAGTATTATCCGCTGCAGCTATCACCGTTCAGGGCAAATACAATGTGCAGATTACGAGTGATTACTCAGAACCATTAAATATTTATGTCGCCGCCGTTGCCCCGCCAGCTGAGCGAAAAAGCGCGATTTTACGCAGTGCAACACAGCCATTACAATTGTATGAAGCCAAACGGAACGAGCTGTTAAGACCGGATGTACTTCGTTCAGGCGCCGAGCTTGACATTCTTATGCGAAAGCAGGAGGAAGTAAAGAAAAAAGCGGCAAAGAGTGGCAACACCGCCGAATTAGAAGAAGTTTTGCGCGATATCGAGGATTTTGAACCAGTAAAGTTTGAACGTTTTATTTGTGATGATGCAACGCCCGAAGCCCTGACAAGTCTTATGGCAGATAATAACGGTTGCATAGGACTGATATCCGCTGAAGGTGGGGTGTTTGCTAATATGAAAGGGCGATACCGTGAAAGCGGCGGCTCTGATATTGATGTTTATTTGAAGGCTCATGCGGGCGACACAATTAGAATTGACAGAAAGTCACGACCTGCTGAATACATAAACAGTCCGTGTATGACTATGCTTTTGACAATACAGCCGGTGCTAATAGAAGGCATGATGTCAAACCCGGAATTTAAGGGGCGTGGACTGACAGCAAGATTTATATATGTTGTTGTGGATGATGAATCAAGCCTTGTTGGGGTAAGAACAGCAACAGCTCCGGCTATTCCCCAAAATGTCAAAACAACTTATGAAAATGCGCTATTTAAAGCCCTTAACTACAGGCCACAAGAAACACAGCCACTCTTTTTATCCAGCAAGGCGGAACAATATAGGCAATCATTCTTTGAAACGATTGAACCCCAACTTAAAGAAGAACTGTATTTTATGAGTGACTGGGCAGGTAAGTTGCCGGGTGCAGTATGCAGGATTGCTGGCATTCTACATTGTTTCAGTAGCGAGAACCCAGCAGAAACGCAAATTAGTGGCGACACAATGCTTCATGCGATAGAACTGGGTTTTTGTTTTTTGCAACACGCACAGGCTGCATATGGAGCAATGGGCGGCGACCAAAATGCGGCGGCTGCAACATATGTTTTAAAACGAATTTCCGGCATGGAAAGTATTACAAAGCGAAATTTACACCAGCTATGCCGTGGACGCTTTAAGAAGATTGACGAACTGGAACCGGTCATTAGTTTACTGATAGATCATGGTTATTTGAGAGAATCCACAGTGCCCACCGAGGGAGCAGGTAGAAAGCCAAGTCCGAAATATTTAATTAATCCGCTACTATAATCATTTCAAGCCCATTACTTTAGTACGTAAAAAATTTGAGTAATTACCGTATTTGTTTTTGAAGTAACTACAAGAGGTAGACAATGTATATTGTAATTCAAGAAATTCAGCTTAAAAAGCCAAATAAAAATGGAGCCTATAAGGAATTCAAGGTTGACACCATTTCATTCTCATTTAATGGTATTACCAAAACTCATTATTACTACAATGCCAATTACGCCGCCGGACGCTTTGAACGGCTTCACCTTGAAGCGTATAAAATCAGCTTACGCGAAAGCTACAGGGAGGACGGCATGGTTAAGGCAAAGCAGTGCGTCATTGCAACAATCGGATATTATCAGCTTGCAGATGATTTTTGGCCTTTATACGACCTGATAGAATCCGGCTTAAGCCGTGTAGCCGGGATGTTTAGTGATACCGATAACCTTTATGACCTCGTAGAAGCCAAGATAAAGCCGTTGCGGGAAAGAATCAAGCGTGAATACCACAAGACGGATGAATATAAAACCATCCGTGAGCGGGATAAAGTCCAAAAGAAGTATCAAAAAGTCAAAGCAGCCTTTGCAAAGAAATACAGCGTTGACGCAGATGAATACGATTGTTGCTATGATATTTTCGGTCATGTGATGGAGCCGGACTACCTGGCGGAAATAATAAAAAAGGCTAATGCTTATAGTAGTTACTCGAATTATTCAAGTGGTAACTACAGTTACAGCGGTTCGTCCAGTGGAGGGGATTACAGTAGTTACCTTAAATCCAATTCAAGTAACTACACCGAGGAAGAAAAGCAAGCATTGAAAAAGTTCTACAAAAAACTTGCTATGGAATTTCACCCTGACAGAAATCCCGATACGGACACCACCAAGGAAATGCAGCTGATAAATAAGCTCAAAGATGAATGGAATTTGTAAGTAGTTATCGCATAATAATTTTTGGTAACTACAAGGAGAGTGAGGTGAACACAATACCTATGTTTAATATTTATCTGAAAAATGGCGATTTTGTCGAAGCAAAAAGTTTTTGCCCTTACGAATGGGATGAGCACTTTATCAAAGCCGAGGGCATAGAAGGCAAAACCTATTATGTCAATCGTGATTTTATTGTGAAAATCGTTGAGGACTAATTTTACAGTTATGTACTATAAGTATATAACTAAAGAGGTGATATAAACAATGAGTATATTTTCTAAAATATTTAGATCTAATCAGCCGCAGCAAACAGTACCCGCTGTGGTAATGGGTGCAACCCCATATTTTACACCCTTCAGTGGCAATGCTTATGAATCGGATATTTACCGCGCCTCAGTCGATGCTATAGCACGGCATGTCGCAAGGCTTAACGGCTCGCACATTATAAAGACAGGCAACGGCAGGCAGCCGGGCGATGATGCTTTAAACTATCTACTTCAAATCCGCCCAAATCCTTATATGTCGGCCTTCGATATGATTTATAAACTGACTACGCATTATTACATATACAATAACGCTTTTGCACTTCTACAGAGGGATGGCAGCGGCAACCTTACTGGAATATTCCCGTTGAATGTAACAAGCATGGAATTTATGACTGACCCAACAGATACGTTATATTGTCAATTTTACTTCCGCAACGGGCAAAACTGCATTTTGCCCTATGCCGACATAATCCACCTTCGCCGGAACTTCAATGGCAATGACTTACTAGGTGACAGCAACACAGCCATTCTTCCGGCTCTGCAACTGGCACAAACGCAGAGCGAAGGTATAACCGCAGGTATTCGGGCAGGTGCGAGCATTCGCGGACTACTGAAATATAATCAAGTGCTGGCACCAGATGCGCTGAAAAGGGAGAAAGCAGCGTTTATCGCAGATTATATGAACATTTCAAATAACGGCGGTATAGCTGCCATTGACAGTAAGGCGGATTATGTGCCGCTTGAATCCAAGCCATACATTATAGACGCCGACCAACTCGCCGCCGTGAAATCAAAAATTTATGAGTACCTAGGCATTTCTGAAGATGTTGTGAGTAGTAGCTATGAGGAAGATGTTGGCACGGCATTTTATGAATCAGTTGTTGAACCGTTCGCCGCACAAATATCGCAGGAATACACAGCGAAGATTTTTACACCCATTGAACAACTATACGGAAACATGATTATTTTTGAAGCCGGTTCGATGGATTATGCTTCATATGAAACCCGTGTTGCCACTCTGACGGCGGCGCTTCCAATGGGCTTATTCAGTGTTGATGAAGCCCGCGAAATCCTAAACATGCCGCCTATTGGGGGCGACGAGGGCGCAAAGAGGTTGCAAACCTTAAATGTAGTGCAGGCAGATAAAGCTGCACAATACCAAGGTGTGGGAGGTTCACAGCAATGAAAGAAACCCGTATTTGCGAAATAAGAGCCGCCGATCCGGCAGGTGAAAACGGCCTTATATTAGAGGGAACGCCGATTGTTTTCAATCAGCCTACCACCATAAACGACCCGAAAGGTAAGTTTGTGGAGATCATCAAGCCGGGAGCGCTGGCAAGCGCAGACCTGACAGACACACGTTTACTTTATAACCACGACACAAGTAAGGTACCACTTGCAAAAGCTCCAAAGACTATGCAGCTTGAAAACAGTCCGGTAGGGCTTCGGATGGTTGCACAACTTCCAAATACGGAAGAAGCACGCAGCGTTCACACAGCAGTGCAGCGCGGTGACTTGTCAGGTATGAGCTTTTCTTTCAAAGTGCCACTCGGGGGCGATAGTTACGACCCAAAGACAAACACCCGAACAATAAATAAAATTGACAAGGTGTATGAAATTAGTGTCGTTCCGTTCCCTGCCTACCCTCAAACGTCGGTTGAAGCGCGGGCGGCAATCGACGAAAGCAGTGCAACATTCCAAGACCCCAAAAAAGCAGAAGCCCGTATAAAAATTAACCAAATATTAAAAAGGAGCTTTTAAACTATGAAATTTTCTGATAAAGCCGAAGCATTCAACTTTTATCGCACATCAACCGCCGAGGTAATAGAAACCCGTGCCACCGAAATTGGCAGGCTGATTGATGCCGATGCCACAGCGGATGTTTCCGCACTAAACATTGAACTTGACGGCTTGAAAGATGCCAAGACAAGCATCGAGCAGCGCAGTGCAATGAAGGACAAGCTGAAAGGATTCAATCCTATTACAGGTCGCAATTTTGATGATAAGCCGGAACAGCGCGACGATGACAATATTTTTGGCAGTCGTGAATACAGGGGTGCATTTTTCAAGCAAATGCTGAACCAACCACTTTCAAAAGATGAATCAGCAATTTTTGACAGAGCGCAGAACCAAGCACATATTGAGCGCAGAGACGCTTTTACAGGCGTAACAAGTGGCGCAGCGGTTATTCCAACGCAGACGCTTGACGAAGTTGTTAAAAAAGCAGTCACACAGGGCAATATTCTTCAATATGTGCGACAGTTCCGTATTCCGGCTAATCTGTCAATACCGGTTGCAACACCCGAAGATACCGCAGCGTGGCATGCTGAAGGCGAAATAGTTACTCCGAGTACAAACACACCGGCAAAGGTATCATTTAGCGCATACGAGCTTTTGAAGGTGTTCAGCCTGTCAGTGGCAAGCAACGCAATGAGTATACAGGCATTTGAAGCATATCTGACAACTGAACTTTCACGTACGATTATGGCAGCAATCAACACCGGTGTATTTAGCGGTGTTGGCACCACGCAGCCTACAGGTATTTTACCCGGCATTACATGGGGTATGACCAACAGTGCCACATTTGCTTCCACAGGCATTAAATTTGCTGATATGTTAGGACTTGCCGCAATGCTGAAACGTGGCTATGCTCAAGGTGCAGTGTGGGCTATGAACAATACAACGCTTTTCAATCGGATCATGTCTGTTGTTGATTCAATTGGCAGACCAATGTTTACAGACCCGACAAACGGCGGCGTTGGCTACATACTGGGCAAGCCTGTTGTAATTGATGATTTTATGCCGGATGATACAATCCTTTTTGGCAACTTCCAGTATTACGGTGTGAACATGCCACAGGATATACTTCTTGAAGTGTCAAGGGAATCTAGTTTCAAACAAGGTTTGATTGACTACCGTTCAATGGCTGTAGCAGATGCAAAACCAATTGTATCGGAAGCATTTCTTAAATTAACAGTTGGCGCGTAAAATAAATTGAGTATTGCCGGTATACTGCATATGTGGTGTACCGGCATTATTCTTTAAATGGAGGAATTAAAATGGCAATATTAACGCTAGATGAGGCATATGAAGCATTAAGACTTACTCCGGGTGATTTTGATGTTTTATTGCAATCTTATATTGATACAATGCCTGATTATCTGCTTGCGAAGACAGGCAGTTCATGGGGAGACAGTACAGCAGCAGGATATGGTATTGCCAAGACAGCCGCAAAGTTTATTATTCTGCAATGGTTTGATATGCAACCAGATAATCAGATTGAAATCGAAAGTTTGTTAGGTATATTATCAGTTATCGCCCGGAGTAATAATAATGGCTAAAGATTATGCAAAGGACTTCTATCACAGCAAAACATGGGTAAAGTGCCGAAGTAGCTTTATGACAAGTAAGTATTATTTATGTGAAAGATGCGAGGGTGTTGCGGTTATCTGCCACCATAAGACGCATATAACACCTGCAAACATCAACGACCCGAACATTACACTGTCATGGGACAACCTTCAAGCGCTGTGTGTAGAGTGTCACAATGTTGTACATGGCAATTCACAAGTAACACAAGATGGATTGAGGTTTGACGCGAACGGAAACTTAATTAAAGCCCCCGGCAATAAAAATCCTGCAAATTTCCCAGAGACCAGCGCCAGTCATAAATAAACCCCTCCATGACTTTTTTATATTACGAGGGGTATAAAAATACTATATGTATTATATCTGAGGTGATAAAACATGGCATTAACAAAGGTAAAAAAGCTGATTGACGCAATTTCAGAGGAAAGAAAACCTGTTGCAGAAAGCCTTTTAAAAGAATTGTCTTTCATGGAACGAACATTATCGGAACTCAAAAAGACAGTGCAGGAAGTGGGCGCGGTTGAACATTTTGAAAACGGAAAGCAGAAGTTTGTCCGCGAAAATCCCGCTCTGAAATCCTATAATACGACCATTCAGCGGTATGCACTGATTTATAAACAGTTTGTTGACCTGTTGCCTGTCGCAGTCAAGCCCGAAGCCAAGGACGATCTAATGGTATTCATGGGAAAGAAGTGATTTTGTGAACCCAATACTTGAATATTGGAATGGAATTCAGTCCAAACGCTTCATTGTTTCAAAAAGAGTATATAAACTTTATGAAAAGCTGGCAGACGAGATTAATAAACCCACAAGTCAGTACATATACGATGAATCCAAGGCAAACCGCGCAATAGAGTTTATAGAACAGTTCTGTAAGCATTCTAAAGGCGAATGGGCGGGGCAATCTGTTAGGTTAGAACTATTCCAAAGGGCATTTATTTGCGCTCTATTTGGCTTTGTGGATGCTCAAACGGGCTATAGAAGATACCGTGAAACCCTGTTTTTAGTAGCCCGTAAGAATGGAAAAAGCACCATGCTAGCGGCAATTGCTCTATACTGTATGATTGCAGATGGTGAAAGCGGTGCGGAGATATATTCCACAGCCACAAAACGCGATCAGGCGCGACTTCTATTCGATGAAGCCATAAACATGGTGAAACAATCGCCCGCGCTCTCAAAGCATATCAGGAAGCGCAAAACCGACCTGTATTTTGATGCGGGTATGTCAAAGTTCCAACCGTTGGGGCGCAATTCTGACACATTGGACGGTCTGAATGCTTCACTTGTTATCATGGACGAGCTTCACGGCGTCAAAGACCGTAACCTATATGAAGTTATGAAACAGTCACAGAGCGCACGCAGACAGCCTTTATTGATTATGATAACCACAGCGGGGACTGTGCGCGAATGTATTTTTGATGATATGTACTCCTATGCCTGCAATGTCATTGATGGCACATTCAAAGACGAGAGCTTTCTTCCAGTTCTCTATGAGTTGGACACCGCCGAGGAATGGGATGATCCCAAAGCATGGCCAAAGGCAAACCCCGGACTGGGAACCATTAAAAAACTTGATGATCTCCAGCGTAAGGTTGAACGTGCCAAGAGCAGCGCCGCCGATCTGCCCGGTTTACTCTGTAAAGACTTCAATATCAGGCAGAATGCAGCCACGGCATGGCTTACGTTCGATAATATAGAGAATAAAGAAACCTTCGATCTTGAAAAATTCCGTAATTGTTATGCTATCGGTGGCGCTGATCTGTCAATTACAACTGATCTGACGAGCGCAACGCTTCTTTTTGTGGATAAGGAAACAGGAGAACGTTATATTCATCAAATGTACTGGTTGCCGCATGACAGCTTCTATGAGCGTGTACAACGTGACAAAATACCATACGATATATGGAAGGACAAAGGATTGTTGCGGCTCTGCAACGGCAACACAATAGATTACAGCGATGTGACGGCATGGTTTAATGAGATGCTGAACGATTACGGCATAACTCCGCTATGGGTTTACTACGACAGTTACAGCGCCCGGTACTGGGTTGATGAAATGCAGCAGTACGGCTATAAGATGGAACGCTGCATTCAGGGTGCGAAGACGCTGTCACTTCCAATGCAGCAGATGGGTGCCGACCTGAAGGCGAAGAAAATCAATTATAACAACTCGCCTATGCTAAAATGGTGCCTGTCAAACACCGGCATTTTGACCGACCGCAACGGGAACATCGTTCCTATAAAGTCACAACAGCCCAAAATGAGGATTGATGGCATGGCGTCGATGTTGGATGCTTATGTTGGATTATTTGAACATTATGAGGAATTTTTAAGAGCGTGAAAGTGAGGCTAATCTTTATGAAATTATTTCACAACACAGATATAGAAAATCTAGAAAGCATTAAAAAGCAGGGACTTGTAGCAAGCAAAAGCAAAAAGATGGGTACAAAAGCAACCAGTATATGCTTAGCAGACTTCAAACCTCAAAATATCCCCGAATATGTTGACTTTGTGAAGTGCATATACTTAACGCCATGTAATAGTGGTCTTATAAATGGAGGATTTGAGCAAAAGTCTTTTGAAACAGAAGATGATATTTTAAGTAATATGCGTCCTCTTATGATTAAATCTCAAGACTTAAACAATAAAAAATTGTATTGTGCTTCAGTACTTATTTCTCTAAAACTCACAAACCTAATAAACGAAAACTATTGGGGAGTAGGCAGAGAAGAAAAGTTGACTGAAATGTGCAATTCATCTCGTTATAAAAGCCTATGTTCTAAGTATTGGGCAAGCTTTAGACCGTTTGATAAGTATTTATTGAAATATGGAAAAGTGCCAGTAGTAGAAGGCAATGAGAATGTTGAAGTGCTTTATTTTGATGATATATCGCCTGATAAAATACAATTCTGAAGTCTGAAAAGAGCAGAGACTACCGAGTAAAGCAAAGGCCGTCCCGATATGGGGCGGCTTATTTTTGTTATTTTTAAAGTTTGGAAATACCTATGCTATGCAAATATTCTGTGAACAGGTTTGTATTTTTAAATTATGTCGAATAAGAAAATATTATAAAAATAAGTGTTGACTTATGTGGATACATATTATATAATATATGTGGATACAAAATAAAGGAGATGAAACGGTGCCGAGAACAGGTAGACCAACAGACGACCCCAAGACCTTGAACACAAGAATAAGGCTGTCAAAAGCAGATGTTGAGATGCTCGAATTCTGTTGTAAAGCCACAGGTTTAAACAAAGCAGATGTGATACGCAAAGGAATTTGTAAGGTTTATGAAGAAGTCAAGGAATAACAAAGGCTCCTGCCACCGTCGAAAGTTTGCAGGAGCCACGCAGGAACCAACCACCTAAGGAAAGCCCCTAGCACCATTATTATATCATGCTGGGGGCTGACCTTCAACCATAATTTGAAGGGAAGTTTTATAAATGGCAGAAATTATAGTATTAGAATCATATACCAAGAACGTAACAATTGAAAATGGGCTTTTAGATTTGCAAATGTTTCTTGAACGGATTAATTTTGTTCAACAAGATATTGAGGAAGAATATTTTAACTTCGATAATCCTGAAGACCATGAATATGACCTTATATGGGGATATCACCGCGGCAAAGTAAAAGCAAACATTGTAAGCGATTATATATTTAAAATGCGCGAGAAGTTGGCTGAACTTGACGCCTATATGGAGCAAGCCAAAGCGCTACAGGAGTGCGATGCAGTGCAGTGAACAGCTTATGATAACAAGGCGGGGCGTAATGCTCCGCTTTTCTCTTTTTTGCCCACAATTCAGCTATTGTGTGTATTCTGTGCATTGTGTGAAGACATCTCTATTTTGAGAATCTAGTGAAAATACGCTTTAAGGTATATTTTTAAATAATTATTATTATTTATATATGAATACTATATTATAAACAAAGGGTGAATAATTGTGGATAAAAAAGAACGGTGAGAAATAAAGGCGGAGCATTACGCCCCACCCTTATACCCTTATTTTTACCCTTTACAGCTTTTGCTTTAATAATATACAATTGCACATAATTGTATAGCAGCACATTCTATACCACAATATATAGCGCTATTTGTAAATAGTTATACGCAATTTATTCATGCTATATAATTCAACTCCCTCCTTCTCCGCCAAAAGCGCTCACTGAAAAGTGAGCGCTTTTCTTGCGTTTACAGTGTTTATTTGGCATCACGCCTATATCTAATAAAATTAGTTTTACTAAAAACAAAGTGATTCTACTTACTTATGATGCATTTTTACAGTTTATGCAACATGAAATGACGCACGTCAAATGATCGATGATTATATCTATTTTTACAACAATGAACGTATTCAACTTAAAACAAAACTGACGCCGTTTGAAAAACGACGCCAGTTTGCATAAATCAAAGATATTCTGCGATACGGGTTTCTATTTCGTGTCCATTAAATCTGGCACAGTTCAAACTGGCTGGGGGATTGTTTTTATGATTCTTAATTAGTATAAAAAGACAAAAAAGATGTATTTCAGATATGAATCAGCAAAAAAATACATAATACTAATGAAATATATTGAAATATTTATTATTATCATATAATTTATGTAATATATTAGGCAGTCATAATTTGAATGAACTTTTATATTAAGCAATTACGGCAATTCCTTGAGAGAATGATAGAGCGTATTATACTAATTTCCATCTGATTAGCCTTAAATTATAATGATAGAAACACTTAATTCCACCGACATGATGTACCGGCACATATTAAGCGGTTTTTACAGCATTTCCACTAAAGATAGGGAAAGGATAATTTTCATTTTCACGACTTTGTCGAGAAAATAAAAATCTTTTGTGTTTCAATCTTAACTGGAATTGCTGTAGTGATTATATCGGGAATAATTAGAATTTTTTTAGATGGGAATCAGTATGAGTTACTATTGCAACATATCATACAATTAACATGAAACATTTTACATTATAATCTAGTACATAACAAACAAGTGACTATTTTCATGGATGTTTATGATGTGGAATTTATTGGAGGTTTAAGATGAATAAACGTATTAAGACAGCAATTCTTGAAGGTCTTCTCTTAGCAAATTTTATGGGGGGTATTTTTTACTATCGTTTTCGGGTTGATTAGGGGCATTATTTGCGGTATTGTGTTGGGAACAATTTTTGGTTCCACTATGGGAATTTTTAACGTAAGAGAGTCGAAAAAATTTGATGACGTTCGTTCTGAGATTCAAAAAAAAGAAAAGGTTTTATTTGACGATGCGGCTTATCATTTTATGGGTAGTGAATCTGTTAGCGGCTGGCTTTTTCTCACCGAAAAATAACTGATTTTTATTTCGCATAAATATAATGTGCAACATCATGCTATGGAAATACCATTCAAGAACATAACGGAAGTTGTCAATGATTCTTCACTTAATTTTACAAAAAACAGTATTATTGTAAAAACCAAAGGCGGCAAGTCTACAAAGCTAGTGGTTAGCCAAAAGAAAAAATGAATAAAATTTACAAGCAATAATATACAGACGGCATAATACTAATTCCAAATAAAAAGAAGTTCTAAGCACAAAATGCACTTTCACAAAAATTCAAGCGACAGTGCATTTTGCGCCAAGAACTTCTATAATTATAATGGAAGGTGTTTATTAAGAATTAGTATAAGAAGAGAAGGCAACCACGCAAATGTGGTTGCCTTCTCTAAATTATTTATTACTTTTTCTCCCCGTCATTATCAGAATTTGCTTTGGCCCAGGCCTGCGCGAAAGCCGACGCCGCGGGCGTCTCGTTTTGTGCTGAATGCAGGTACTTTTGTACCTCGATTTTCGAGACACCGCTGTGATTTTCCGACAGACGCTTGTTGAAAGCGTCAAATTTTTCACGGAATCCGCAGGTGTGGCAGAGATAGAGCCTCTTTTCACCTTCGCCAATGACTTCCAGTTTTTTGTGGCAGTTGGGGCAGCGGGCGTTGCTCAGGAATGATACATTCTGGCGATAACCACATTCACGATCGGAGCAGACTAGCATTTTCCCGTGTTTGCCGTTGATTTCGAGCAGAAATTTGCCACACTGCGGGCAGGGAGTGCGTGTCATATTGTCGTGGCGATAGGTTGCACTATTTGCGATGACACCGCCCACAAGTTTTGTGGCATAGGCTCTGATTTCATCTGTAAAAACCTTTTGCTGCAAAGCACCGCGGCTGATTGCCGTCAGTTTCTGTTCCCAGTTGGCGGTAAGTTCCGGTGACCTTAGATCCTCCGGTACAATGTCGATAAGCTGTACGCCCTTGCTCAGCGGCACAAGATCCTTGCCACGACGTTCGATATAATTTGATGATACAATCTTTTCTATAATCTCGGCTCTTGTTGCGGGTGTGCCAATTCCGTTTGATGCGTCCATAACTGAACGCAAAGTATCGTTTTCAATAAATTTGGAGGGGTGCTCCATCGCCGTCAGCAGCGTAGCCTCCGTGTAACGCGCCGGAGGTTTTGTTTTGCCGTTACCCTGTTTCACTCGTTCCACCCTTAAAGTCTGACCTTTTTTCACATCCGGTAGCGACTGCTCCCGTACATCGTCGGTCTCATTTTCTTCATCGTCATCTGAAACAGCGCCATAAACCGCTTTCCACCCAATTGACCCCACAATTTTGCCGCGCGCTGTAAAAAGCTCGCTGTTACACGACGCTGCAACTGTAACCTGCTCGTATTCAAAATCGGGGCTCAACACGGCAAGAAAACGTTTAACCACAAGGTCGTAAACCCGACGTTCATCCGAACCCAGACGTTCAAGCTGCACGAACTGCTCGGTCGGTATAATAGCGTGATGGTCGCTAACCTTCGCATCGTTCACAAAATGCTTTGATGCCTTTACTCCGTGCCGCAGAACAGCCTTTGCAAATGTGGAGTAGGGACCTATGTCAATACTCCGCAGACGCTCCGGTAGTGTTGGCACGATGTCGGCTGTGAGATAACGTGAATCGGTGCGTGGATAGGTCAGCAGCTTGTATTCCTCATAGAGTTTCTGCATGATATTTAGTGTTTGTTTGGCAGAAAAGCCGTAACGCCTGTTTGCGTCGCGCTGAAGCTCCGTGAGATCGTAAAGCAGCGGCGAACTCTCACGCTTCTGTTCGCGTTTGACTTCGGTCACTGTCATTATTCCGCCTGTGACTTTTGCAGCCGCTTCGTCCGCTTGAGCTTTGTCAAATGTGCGACCCTGCATAGTTTTTTTATCTTTCCAGTACATATCAAAACCGTTTACTGTTGCCGTTACGGTGTAAAATTCACGCGGTGAAAATTTGCGTATATCATCCTCGCGCGCTACAATCATTGCAAGGGTCGGTGTTTGAACCCGACCTGCCGATAGCTGCGCGTTGTATTTGCAGGTAAGCGCCCTTGTGACGTTAAGGCCGACAAGCCAGTCTGCCTGCGCACGGCAAAGTGCCGAATAGTATAGGTTATCATATTCTTTCGCGGGGCGCAGGTTTCTGAATCCGTCTTGTATTGCTCTGTCGGTCTGTGACGAAATCCACAGCCGTTTAACAGGTTTTCGGAAGCCTGCCTTTTCAATAATCCAACGCGCAACAAGCTCGCCCTCGCGTCCGGCGTCGGTTGCTATCACAAGCTGGCTGACAGTCGGATTGCGAAGCAGGGTTTTGACGACATTATATTGCCGTGAAGTCTCTTTTATAACAACGGTGTCGAGCTTTGCGGGCAGCATCGGCAGCGTTTCCAGGTCCCATTTTTTATATTTGTCTCCGTAATATTCTGGGTCTGCGAGTGTAACAAGATGACCAAGCGCCCATGTAACGATATATTCACTGCCCTCAATGTAACCATCCCTGCCTTGTTTGCAGCCGAGCACCCTCGCGAGCTCCCGACCAACAGAGGGCTTTTCTGCCATAACCAGAATTTTTCCCATAATTGCACCTTTCTTGCAATACTAATTTTAGGCTAATCACATTTCATAGCTGAAAAATGAATACGTCAGCGAAAATTAGTATAAGAGCCATTTACGGCTCTGAATGTCGTTTCATATGAATTATACCATTTTCACATCATACAGACAACACCTTCAACTTTTGATGCAATTATGGTTGAAAATATAAAAAAAGCTGCAAGACTTTATTTTTCTGGTTACTGTAGAATTTTACGGTGTCTGGCTTCGAAAATCTTAATTTTGAGGCAAAAAACGCTCGCAGTAAGACATGAACTGCTCTGCCCCCGGCTCTAGCCGTGCAAACCCTATTTCTATGAATTGCAGCGGCTCCGGCTCAAAAGTGATAGCTACTTGCCTCAACTTGATAAAAAAGTCTGTGGCGGAGTAAGTATCAATTGTGAAGTTTTTACCCATCATTGTCATGTCTACCTGTTTTCCGGTGCTGCTGACGGCAAACACCTCGCTCGTCTCATTCCAGCCGAGTCTGCGCGAATTTTTGTCGGCAATTGCAATGCCCACGGCAAGTCCCAATACGGCAAGCGTGAGAAAAAAGGAAGCAAAGAAATAAGAAACCCTGCGTTTATGGGGTGCAGGATAATAAATTGTTCCGTGTTTTGTTTTTTTTGCAGGCTTTTTGAGCATAGCAACCTCCAATCTGCCAAAACTGAATTTTAAAAAAGAGGCGAAGCCCTTTTTTCTACCCGACCAGTTTTGCCAAATCCTCGTTGGAAACGCCGGGATGCAGCGCACGGTTGATTGCAAGCCCTGTGAGGGAAGCCGCATGTTCGACAATGAGGTCGATCATTCGCGGTGTTACAAAAAGCGAAACGCCTCCGGGTTCGACTGAAGCGCGGATTTTTTCTTCATCCTTAGGCGGAGTATTGATGCCTGCTTCTTCAAGTACGTCAATAGCAAGAGTTGCGGCGTCCACAACGGTTGGCACACCAATTGAGATTACGGGCACGCCGAGCGACTGGCTATTGACTGCAAATCGCGCGTTGCCTACACCTGAGCCGGGTGAGATTCCGGTGTCTGCAATTTGAACGGTGTTGCCAAGACGTGAAGCACGTCTTGAGGCAAGAGCGTCAATTGCAATTACGGCGGAGGGAGCAATGCGCTGCACAAGTGCCTTGATGATTTCGCCGGTTTCGACTCCTGTCTGCCCTAAAACCCCGGGAGCTATCGCCGCGACAGCGCGAAGACTTTCAAGACCTTTTATTTTTGATAACTCGCCCGCGACATGGCGCGTAACAAGCACATTAGTGACACAACGCGGCCCTAATGCATCTGGGGTCATTTCTGCGTTGCCAAGCCCTGCCACAAGCACCAGACCGTTACCTATGGGCTTTAGCATTGCGCCGATTTCATTTGCTACGGCGTCGGCAGCTTCGTAATAGCTTTCACCGCCCACGTCGTCAAGCCCTCCGGTTTCAACCGTGACATAAGTGCCAACGGGTTTGCCTATGGCTTTTTCGCCGCGCTCGTCGAGCACCTTGACTCGTGTTACTTTGACGCCGCCACGTGTAAATTCTTCACGTGTTACCCCGTCGGGCTCACCTGATCGGGCGGCTGTTTCATGCGCTTCAAGCGCTAAATCGGTTCTTATAAGTGACAAAAAATACACCCCTTATCTATTAAATAATTGCGGTAAAGTTATAGCAATTTAACTTTTAAAGAGTAAAATTAATTTTATATTCTCCCGCCTGTGAATTGACCTAAAAAACTTATTCCCGTTTAATTATTAAACTGCTATAGGTTATATATTTTTTTGTGTAAGAACATGGCATTTATATTATTGCCCATGATTTACCGTTTTACTATCAGTGAGGCACAGAATTTTAGCAGCTACAATATTTTTAATTGTTTTTTGCTAATTGAAGGCAAGTTGTAAAATGAAATGTCCAAAGAATAAAAAATAGCTCAGATGAAATAATCCGAGTACAATGTTAAGTGACTAAACGAAACATGTACTGGAGGACTTCAAATGAGCCAATTGAATTGTAT